GCTCAGACTGAACACGAAGATGTATTACAATTGGATATCCTGACTACTCAAGATAGTAACATTGCCACAGATACTATTGATCCACTTTTCTTGGATTATGGTTCAGATGGTTCTCTGTTTACTGTTGATAGTAGAACAGGTAAGCAAATTATTGATCAAACAACTGCAGATACAGTTCTAGCACAGGCATACACTGGTCTCCTAATTAATCCTGAAACTTCTGAAGAAGAGGATAAGATCCTTGATACAGATGATATTTGGATTGATTTGGTTTATGATCCGGGTTATCCAATTAACGTCAAGTTCTCAGCAGAGAACCTGTCTGATATGCTTCGTCGTGACTGTATGACAATTACGGATAACGGTGATAATCAGAACTTTAGACAAGCTAATGATGCTGCTGATCTCCATCCATTGAACTCGAGATATATTTCTCGATACGAAGGTTATTCAACAATCTTCGATGTATGGACAGGTAAAGAGATTGCTGTATCGCCAGTATTCCATATGTCAAGAATCATTCCATTAGTTGATAGAGAATATGAACTATGGTATGCACCAGCAGGTTTCAATAGAGCTACAATTTCTGACATCAAGACACTCCGTTGGAGTCCTAAACTTGGTGAAAGAGATCAGCTATACTTGTCTCAGCTAAACCCAATCGTGAAATTCAATGTTGGATACACAGTTTGGGGTCAGTTGACTACACAAGTAAGACCTTCTGCACTACAAGATCTAAACGTTATGCGTTTGGTTCTTTACATCAAGAGAGCATTGGAACAATATCTAAAATTCTTCATCTTTGAGTTTAATGATAAAGAAACCCATACACAGATTGAAGCAGGTATCATTCCTTTCCTTGAAGGTATTCGTAGGAAGAGAGGATTGAAATCCTTTGATGTGGATGTTGGTGCTACCGAATATGAATTCAAACAGAAGATCGCTCATGTAAATATCATTCTTCAACCTAACAAGGTTATTGAACGTATTGAGTTGAATCTGTTTATTATATAGAATATGAATTAAACTGTGAAGGAGGGGAGAGAAATTTCCCCTCCTGAACTTTAAAACAAACAGATTTATCGTAAGGAGATATATCATGCACAACTCGTTTAACAACGTAAAAGATAATCAATTCGATCGAAATTTCGGTGGAACAACTAAAGGTGTCGCTGATCCATATATTAGCGGATACCATTTTATTAAATTTGTGAAGTTACCTATTGAACTCACAAGATTCATCAGATACGGTGATGGTGCGAAACACGGCATTGGTAGTGAATTAGAAATCCAACAAACCTTAGGCGCTTCTTGTCTTTCAGTCACACCTCCGGGTGGAACTCTAAACAAGGCAGAATTTACTGGTCTTGGCGGAATTAAATTCTCAGTTCCAACTAATGTTGATTATGGTAATACCATGACAATTAAGTTCCTTGAATACAGTTCACTTCCAATTCTTAGTATTTTTGGTGGGTGGATAAGAATGATTCGTGATTACAGAACCGGTACATCTCAGCTTTTTGGTATTGGTGGTACATCTGAATACACAAAACAGAATTATGCAGGAACAGTTTTATATTGGACAACAAAGCCTGATGGCCTAACAGTAGAATTCTCAGCATGTTACACAGGTGTCTTCCCTACTAAGGATCCAATGGATCTTTATACTGGTGACTTGACAGCTGTTGATAAGCTAGAGCCAGATATCGAATTTAATGTCGACTGGATTTGGCATGAGAATTGGGTCCATAATAAGGCACAAGAATATGCTAATGTCATCCATAGTTCTAATCAATCAGACGCTTATCGCGGTTCTGGTGATGGAAGTGGTGAGCAAGAAGCTGGACTCTAAAAACTAGTTTTAAATTCGAACCCTCCCAGTAAGAAATTGCTGGGAGGGTTTTTGAATAAATTAAAGGAAGTATTATTTTAATACAAATCAATTAACTAAAAACCTAAGGAGATTAGTTATGGATCGCGCAGGAATAGAAATTATCCCACAGTTTGAAATCAAGTATCCAGAATATACTGTTTGCACACCACATACAAATGGAGAATATACTATTCGAAGTTTGAAAATCGGAGAAGAGGAAACTCTTCGTTCTAGTCTTTTAACTCCATCAACTCTAACAGAACATCTAAATAAGATCATATTCTCATGTCTTATAAAGAAACCAGAAAATATCATAACACTAGAAGATTTTATAAACAAAAATAGTGTACAAGATAGAGAAGCTTTAATGTATGGTCTTTACCATGTAACATACAAAGATTTACATACTTATGATGTTACGTGTATGAGTTGTGAACATATTAATCCAGTAAAGATTAACTTTGGTGATTCTTTCTCGATGGTTGCATGGAATCAAGAAACTCCAATGCTTGACATGGAAATTCCTGTTCAATTAAAGATGGCTACAGTAGTTACAGCAATATTGAAACAACCGTCTCTATTATCAGAACAAACAGTAATGAATAATCTTAAGTTCTCTACCGATGAGGAAAGAGAAAAGCATATTTCATTACTACCCATCGATCGATTCGAAATTGATATAAATAAGAGTGTTGGTGATAAGGGTAAAGATGTAATCAAAGATAGAAACAATATCAAGAAGATCTATAACGACCTTCCCGCACAAGATAGAGAATCTATTGACGATGCCTATGAAAAGAACTTTGGTAAATATGGTGTGACTATTAAGACTGTTGTGAAATGTGAAAAGTGTCAGCACGAAAATGAAACGGAGATTGATCTTGTTAGACAATTTTTTCGCGCAATCTACGGATGAAGAACTAGTAGATAGATACTGTAACAACTTAGAGGAAAATATTTTCCTCACGATGGAACTAGGTAAACAACAATATACAACTGTAATGGAAATGCCCGTCAAGCGGTTAGAAAAGTATCTTGAGTGGAAAATTAAATTTGATGAAGAGCTAGCAAAAGCCAAAGCTGATAAACTAGAACAAATCTAAAAGGATTTGTTTATGCCTATCGAAAACGACGAAAGATCTTTTAACCGACATGTAGCGGGTCAAAATGATCAAATTTTTGATTTCCTTCCTGCAGTCGAATCAGTAGGGGACTTTCAACAAATTTCGGGGATTGATGTTATAATCAATTCTATACGAACTTTATTGTTAACCCCCCTAGGTCTTTATCCATTTGACCCGACGTATGGGTCATTGTTATACAAAAAGGTATTTGATCCTTTAGATAATCAATCCAGAAATGAAATTGAATATGAAGTCAGACAAAGAGTTGAAGAATTCGATGATAGAGTAAAGATTGATAAGGTTGAAATATATGAAATATCTACTGATGGAAAAGCTTTCCAAGTAGAGGTGTATATTAAACGAGGAGATATTACTGGCCAAGTTAGTGTTCATTTACCTGGACCAAATTATCAATTCGCATTTGAGGCGGAGGGTGTATAATGGGTAGAAGTTCACAAAAATGGTTCAATGTTGCTACATATACTAATGAATATCTAGAAACAGTTTATCGTTATTATGCTGATGCAGGTATATCATATATATGTACCTATTACTCTTTAAACATTCCAGAGAGTGTGCTTGATACAACAATCTTAGATGCTGGAAGTTATGAAACAACTGGAGAATTATCTGGTTTGCGTTGGAATAGAATAATGTTATTTCCAATCTATAATACAGAAACAGTTCAAAACACCTTTATATCTGATGAAAGAGGTATGGGTAAATTCGATCAGGTCTCGACATTTAATTTCCCCACAGTTTATGGTTTAAAACCAAGTATTCATGATTTTGTAATATTTGAAGATGTTCAATTAGATGAAGATCCATCACAAGAATATAGACAAAAGAGTATAACTGACTTTTATAAACAATCTAAGAAACCCGTATATCAAATTGTTCATTTTGAAAAGGCTACCAATACTGATGTTACGTTTTGGAAAACCAATCTAAAAATCAACCACCATACTAAAATTGATTTGGATGAACAGCTTAGTGGGGATTATACATATTTCGATATGGAAAAACATATATACAAAACTATAGAGACATCCTTCATGTATAAGATGTTTGAGAAAAATAGAAGTTTGGAAGGGAATGACTTCTACCGAGAACGTTGTGGTTTTTATTTTGTATAATGGATTTTTCGGAATAAAATTAAAAGGAATATTAGTTCATGCCCGAAGAAGTTGATAGTTATAACAGGATTCTACAGAACACAGTTGATATCTATAGTTCTCGTGAATCAATACGAAGCCAACTCACAGAATTCGCACAAGAATATCTAGAGCTTCGAACTGTTGATCTATATAAAACCAGTTTCTTATCCTATATTATAGACGTTCTATCTATCTTGACTGCAAACCAGATGTTCTACACATCTACTATTTACCGAGAATTTTTCTTAATCACTGCTCAATTTAGAGAGTCAGTATTAAATCTATCCAAGTGGATTGGGTATAGACCAGATAGAGCAATACCATCTACTGTAGATGTTCAATTTACTCTCCCGTTAACATTTAATTCACCAGGTGTAACATTTGCCATTCCTTCCGATTTTAGAACTTATGCGGATGAGGTTTCATTTTTAGTTGATTCTAATCCAGTATCCAGTTTCGGAGCTGAATTTAAGAGGCATGTTGATCCCGATGACCCATCACAATCAGTAGATATCTCTTCAACTTCTGTTGCTGGACCCACAATAGACATCATAAACCATAATGCAATCACGGTTCGAGATAGTAATCGTTTCAATAGACCAGTTAGTATTGATACAGAAAACAATCCTGTATCGTTCATATTACCATTTACTCAGCACGAAAAAATAGTTCGTCAGTTCTTAGTACCCGATTCTCTTGAATTTTATCAATTCTGGTCAAAGCATCTTGCGTTTTCTGGTATGTATTCTCAAATTGAAGTGTATGTAAGAGAACCGAATGCTGGGGAAACCCTTTTAGTAGAGGATGAAGAAAAGTATATTATTGTAGCAGATGAAAATCAGATTCCTGCTTCTGATTATGCAGCTTTCGGATACAAGGAAAATCATCTTTGGGCAGAATCAGAATCCGGGTTATATACATTATCTTCAACATCAAAAGAATATGTATGGGGTGCCACCGAAGATGAAGGAGATCTATTATTTGGTAATGGTGTTCTTGGACGACAACCAGCACCAGGATCTAAAATATTAGTGATTCTACATGTAACTAAAGGTGAAGATGGTCAAATCATTCCAGGATCAATAACTAAAGGTGATACTCTTTATTATCTAGCTTCAAGTGAAACATTAACTGGTGCACCATTAGCTTCTCCAACATCAAATCTTCACAGAATATCATATTCGGTATTCAATGCATCCCCATCTTCTGGAGGTAGGAATACTCCTACTTTGGCTGAAATCAAACATGGTGCTATTGTAAACCTCAGATCTAAGAAGCGTTTAGTTTCTAGTATGGATTATGATGATATCAATGAAATTATGGGATCTAATTTCCCTGTCATTGAATCTCAACCAATTCTAAAACGAAGTGATATTAAGGTAAATGAGATAATGGCATTTATGCGTTTGATTTATCATGACCCAGAAAACTTACCAGAGATTGTTCCGACTAGAAATGTTAATTTGGAAATCATCGACCCATTATTTATTGACGGGGAATATACTGTAAATAGAAAAGAAGCTATCGTTGTTGATGGATTCAACTATGAAACAATCTTTAATATGACAATTGATCAACAAACAAGAGTTGCATATTATGATTACGTATTGACCAATCTATTTGATACACCTGCTCAATTAAGTGCTGCTCAACCATTCTATGAAACACAAGAATATATAGCCAGAGCATATATACCAATCACAACAATAGATCTCCATATAGATACCGTACCAGTAGTTGATGAAAGTTCTTCTTCATCTGCAGGTGATTCTGTCAGCGAAGGTAGATTCCCATTAAGTATTACTGCAAAGGTAAACCATGTACCCAGTAACCAGATTCGTTTATTTAGATTGAAGATTAAAACCAAATGGGGTGATCTAAATGAATATCAAACAGAGACTGAGGTAATTCCTGATTATGATGATGATTATGATTTAGGTGGTGGGGATTTAACTTTTCGTTATAATTCATTCACTCTAACACTTCCTGATTATAGAGAAGTACCGCCAGGAACACAAAGAATTGAGTATACCACATTGGGATATGTTGATGGTATTGGGTGGTTAGAACTTCAAAGATATTATACAGATGTTGTTATTCGACAAGATCTAAGAGATGTAATGATTAGTACAGTCACAGCCACCCGTCAATGGGACGGCGTTTGTCATGATGACTTTATGTGGACAATACATAATGTACCAGCTATTTACAGCGACTATTTAGATGACGGTGAAGACGGCGGAGTATATAATACAGGAAGTCAAAGAAACTTTGAATTAGTAGTTATTCAGAATCTACTCAATCATCTTGATATGAAAGATAAACGGATGCTAACTGATTTCATTAATGTCAAATTCCCAGATACCCATGGATACTTATACAATCTCAAGTATAACCCAATTGATTATATAATACAGAGTAGATATGAGACACCATTCAATAATACTGCACCTGCTGGTTTTGAAGGTAGTAGCAGTAGTGGTGGATCTGAGATAACCGTAGGAGCTAATTATATTGTAAATGGTCCTGTTCCTGGTTATGAAGATACAGATCTAACTGAGTATATCAATTATATTGCTGAGTATAAAGAAGATGGTGGCTGGTTATTACATCCACCAGATGTGGAAACCTATATTCAACTCCAAGATGAATATGATACTCAACATGATAAAGGTATATTGGCTTATACTGGTAGGGATTGGATTGATGTACAATCGTTCACGATCCCAGTAGAAGTTCATGCTAAGATACGAATAGCTAGTAATGCTAATACAAGTTATTCGGGTCTGACTCAACTGATTAAAGAAAGATTAATTGAACACTTCACTCCTAAGATGGGAATGAATAGACCATTAGACAGATCAGAGATAATCAAAGTTATCCGAGAAATTGATTATGTAACTTTCTGCGATTTAATGACACCAGAAATCAACATCCGATTTAATTACGAGATAAAGGATTTGACTCAAAAACAACTCTTGGATTACACACCGCAGTATGTAGGTTTCACAGAAGATTCAATCAACATAGAAATTCTTTCGTCATCATAAGGGCTAATATGAAACAAGTTGTCATGCCCAGTAATAGAGGAAAGGATATGGTTGTATCCGAAATTGACCACCGAAAACTCCACTCATTTATCCTAAAAAATGTTAGTAAGGAATTGGGGAATTTAGTCGAAGATTGTTATTATCCTAAGTTTTCTATCCTATATAAAGAACTCTTGCACCTTACAAATAGTACCGAAAAAAACCTCGTTTTATATTCTAAAAAGAAGTATGGGAATCCTAAATTCTATCTTCTTCATGATCCGAAGACAACTTTGTTGATTTTGATTATTCAGGAGTTTTTGAAGAATAATGACATGGCAGCAGCGGCTTCTGCATTCCATCTATTCTCTCTTAGAACCTACTCTAATCTGATGCATAAGTATATTAAATA